GTGTAATTTTAGCAAAATCGCACACTTGTAAAAATTGAATGAAAGCTAGTTTTTTAAAAGTCGAGCAGGCTTTTATAGGACTTGCAATAGGTGATAACATTTAACTCATAAAATAGTGAGTATAAACAAAGTAATATGGAATTTGGGGACCTGTTATGAGAAGTAAATTAAGAAAAAGATATATAGAAAGTGATTATGAAAGATTACATACAAGATTAAGTGAAGAAGTTCAATGTGAAACTGAATTAGATAATATAGTTGATGTTAGAACAGGGTGTATATTCGATACAAAAACAATAACATCAGGTCCAATACGAGAAGTAGAAGTATTTCCGCTTTATTTAAAAAAGGAAATGCCTGATGAGTGGAGACGAAAAGAAACCAAAGAAGCTCGAAAAAATCTAAATGATAAAAATGCTAGAAAGAAATTTATTAGGAAACTAAATGCTAATTTTAGTAAAGATGATTATTTCTTAACTTTAAATTATTTTAAAGAGCTAAGACCAAGGGATCATAAAGAAGCAAGAAAGCATATGCGAAACTTTATACAAACCTTAAACAGAAAATATGAAAAAGAACAATTAAAAAATGGAGTTCCTAAGAGTAAGTTAAAGAAAATTAAGTATATGTTTGTTACAGAGTATTCAGAAGATAAAAAAATACAGTGTCATCATCATTTAGTTATGAATGCAGTACTACCTATAACAGTAGTAAAAAAAGCATGGAAATTTGGGAGTAGAGGTAAGATGGATTATCTAGATCCTGATGATATGCATTTTACTGGATTAGGCAATTACTTATCAAAAGACCCTAAGGGTAAAAAACGATGGTGCTGTAGTAAAAATCTAAAAGACCCTGATATTACAAGAAACTTATCAAAATTCAGTAAAAAGAAAGTAAAAGAAATGAAAGATAATCAGAACTTAATAAAATTTGAAATGGAAAAAGCTAATCCTGGATATATATTTGTGAAATCTGAAGTATACATCAATACATATAATGGGATGCCTTACATATACGCTACAATGAGGAGAATAGATTGAGGGGGATAATTAAAAATGGAGATAAGGGGAGAAGGATTAGAGTTAGAAGCTAATCAAAGAATACTTGATGATATGAAGGAGCTACTAGATAAATATGCTCTTAAATATATGAATACAAGCGCATTTATGACAATCAATAAATGTGTAGATGAATTGGTTTACGTGGAACAGTATACAAGATTAAAAGAAGTTATATAAAAAGAAAGTGTGGAATCTTAAATGAATAAATTAATGATATTTGAAAATAAGAGAGTCGAGGTACTTGAATTTAACGGTAATATCTTATTTAATCCTAAACATGTAGCAGAATGCTTAGATATAAAAAATATAAATGATGCAATAGCTAATTTTAATGAAAAGCAAAAAATCAAGCTAAGAAATTTAGATATAGCTAATACCGACATCCGAAAATTAAACAATGCAGGAGAAAATTTTTTAACTGAAAGTGGAGTATACAAACTGATATTTAAATCTAGAAAAGAAGAAGCTGAAAGATTTCAAGACTGGGTAACAGATGAAGTACTTCCAAGTATAAGACAAACAGGTGTATACGAAGTAAAAGGATTATCAAAAGAACTACAAGCTATATTTGCAATAGATAAAAAACAACAACAAATGGAAGTAAAAGTTGATTATTTATATAATCACATGACTATAGACTATGAACAACAAGAAAACTTAAATCAATTAGCAAGGAGCAGAGCAGTAGATATCCTTGGAGGGAAAACATCACAAGCATATAAAAGGGTAAGTAAAAAGTTGTTTTCAGAATTATGGAGAGATTATAAAAGATACTTTGGAGTAAATAGTTACAAGAATACAGCTAGAAAAGAATATGAGAATGCTAGAGAGTATTTAATCAAATGGAGTCCTTCAACCAATCTTAGAATAGAAATAGAAGCTATAAATGGACAATTTTCATTTGTTGAATAGGAGGTTAAAATATGAACACATTTATAAGGTTTATGAGTATCTATATATTAACTTATTTAGCTGTATCTTACATAATGTGCAAGTAGGAGATTGAATATGGAGGAAACTAGAGTGATATTTACATTATCGTGTAAATGTTGTGATGATAAGCAAAATGTACTAGTTGATAAAAATAAAGCAATAAAACTAGAAAAAATAAAAAATGAAATTATATGTGACAAGTGCATAGAAAAAAGGAGATTGAAATGATAATTCATAGATATATAACGCACGTATTATCAAAAGTATCAGATGAACCGATATTAAATGATTTTGAAGGTAAGGTAAATCCTCAGATTGATAAATTTTTACAAAGCATTATAAAGAAAGTAAGCAAAGATGATTTATTAAGAAGAGCTAAATTTGATAATACAAAAGATTGTATAGTTAGAGATTGCTGTGAATCTATAATACGCAATGAAGAGACATTCATAGAAAACTCAAAAGAAATAGCTGCATATTTATTTGACATAATGAAATTAGATTCAGATGCAGATTCATGTGATTTAGTTATATGCTTATATACAGTTAAAGATCAATATAGAGTAGCAATAATAAAGTTAGATTATAGAGCAGCATATAATCGTTCAATAGAATTTGAGGATGATAAGTTTAATATACAAATGAAGTTAAATGAAGAATTAATATCAGATACTAAGAAACCGAAGCAATGTGCATTAGTAGGTATCAGTAGCTTAAATAGCGAGTATGACTTAGAAATACTAGATAAAGATTCTGAAAAAGAAAATATTAGCTCTAAGTTTATAAATGACTTCTTAGAAGCTTATAAGATAGATGATGATTCATATAAGACTAAAGTATTCATTGCATCAGTTAAAGCGTGTCTATCAAATGCGTGGATAAAGGATAGACATATAGTAAACTTAATAAAATGCGATAGAGCTATGGAAGTACTAGAACATATTGCGTTAAATAATTCAGTTATAGATGTAAAAGAAATAGCAGATGAAATATTCAATAGCCATGAAGATAAAGAGCTTAAATATAACTTTATAGAGCGTTTTAAAAAGAATGATATATCTAGATTCAATATAGATAAAAAAGTAGCTGAAAAAATGCTAAATAATAGGAATATCAAAACTAATACGGGCATTAAAATATCAGCTAAATTAGATGATATTAGAAATAACTTAAACTTCACTATAAAAGAAAATGATGAAGGAACGTATGACTTGATAGTAAAAAACGTTGAGTTTGTAGAGGTGGATTAAGTGTCATTAATAAAAGGCAAGGAAGAAATTATAAAAATAGCAGAAGAAATAGCAAAAGACATGGGAATAGAAAAACATGAAATACAACATTCAGATAGATGCTATGACATATATATACTAGCTGTTAGAGAGTATGACAGGAGACAAAAACTAGAAAGGTGAAATAATACATATGAAAAGATTAAAGAAACTAACTAGAAATCAAAAGGAATTTTTAGTTAGAAAATTAGGTGTTGAAAGTAAAAATTACCTGGTAGAACGAAACACTTCGGAATTTACTGTATTTTACAATAAAAAAACTAATGAAAAAATAATCTATCATAAAACATTTGATTCAATAGTAGATGAAATATAGGAGGTTGTAATTATGTTTGTTGTACCTAAGAAGAGACATGATAGAGTTGTCGAAGAAAAAAATAATGAGATAGAAAACTTAAAGAAAAGAATAAAGCATTTAGAATCTGAAGGTGAACTTAAAACAAAGAAATTGAATGAAACTACATATAAATTAAATTGTAAGGCAGAACAAATAAGCAAGTTACTAATAGATAATTGCTGCCTAAATAATGAGCTAGAGGATAAAAATAGAGAAATAGTTGTTGTAAGAACTTTAATAACGCTTGAAGCTGATAATAAGATAAAGAGATATGAAAATATCAAAAGTAGAACTAAGAAGACCAGAATAAAAGAAAAGTGTGAACGTAAAATAGAAGACTATATGATGAGAAAATTAGCATATAGCAAGGAGTAGTAATGAAAATCTTAATAATATTAGTAATAAATATTGTTGCAGTAGTTGGAGCATTAGATGCTCTAGCTATTGCAGCTAGAAAATATAAAAAGTAGGATGGAGAAAATGAAGCTTAAAGATGATTTTATAAAACAAGGTTCTAATCAATTACTCTCAGATTGGGGACATGATATTAGCTTAAAATATGATTATAAGGATGAAAACTCAAATGAAGTTAAAAATTATAAATTAAATAAGAGAGAGTTAGATCATTACTTGAAAACAGGAGTATTACCAGAGCGTATAGGAAAATAAAAAACATATTTTAAACGGAGGATATTATGAGATATAAAATAGGTCAAGAAATAGAAATAACGGAAGATTTTACACTTAAAACAGTAGGAGGAAGAGAACTTACTGTAAAGGCTGGAGATAAAGCAATAATAGATAGTAGAGCAAGAATTAAATACATATCAGGACAAGCTAGAAATGTTATGCAGATGCTAGAAAAAGGTATTGAAGTAAATGGATATGATCACGTTAATATAGCTAAAATGATAGCAAATAGACTTAACCAAGTTTTCGGATTAGAGGAATTTCTAGATGATAATGATATAGCAGCAGAAAGTTTTGAGATAGAAATAGAAGATGTTTTAATAGATATACTTTAATAAATTTGGTACCGCATTAATGTCGGGAGCATAGGAGGTAGCATATGATTGGATGTAAAAATGGGTGTTTATGCAATGATATAAATAAAGAACTATGTTGTATTGAATGCGAAGAATTTTCAACATGTAAAGGTTATTGTTTTGTAATTGACAACATTGAAGGAGATATATTATTTGATTGCAAGAGGGCATTTGAGGTTGAATAAAATAATTTATTTGTTGAGGTTAAAAGAGGAGTTTTAGGAGGAAGTTATGAGAAATATAAAATTTAGAGCATGGAATAAAGAAGAAAATATTATGTATGACCAAGATAATTTAATAGTATCATACTCGCATCTAGGGAATGATTGCTATGTAAACACCAAAGATGATGTAAGACCTTTATATTTATATACATTGATGCAATACACAGGTATTAAAGATAGTAACGGAACTGAGATATACGAAGGCGATATAGTTGAATTTTATTCAAATGTTGAAGATGAAATAATAACTGAAAAAGTAGAATATCACTTTGGGATATATAGAGCAGGAGATTATTTTGTAGGTAAAATATACAATAAGTGTAAAGTAATAGGAAATATATACGAAAATCCAGAATTGTTAGTTTAAAAGAGGAGTTTTAATTTATGAAAACAGAGCAATTAAAACTTTTAGGAAATATTATAGAGTTTCCTAAGAATCAAGAATTTAAAAATAAAGAGATACAAGATAAGTTTTATGTTGCAACAGAACTTCTAAAAAGAATAATAGAACATGGACATGAGTTTAATATAACAGTCACAAGAGATGCAGCATTAGATGTATTTGAAGAACGTGATCAAAAAATAAAAGATTTATTAGTCATAAGCACTAGTAAAGAATTTGAAAGAAATCTTAAATATAAAGATAAAAGTTATTTTTATGTAACTGGCGATGAATTTAAATAGGTGGTGGAGATTATGAATTACCAAAGAATGTGGTTTGCAATGAAAGAATTTTTACTAGATGGGAAAGGCAAAGGTGAAATGCTAACGGATGATTTAATCGAAGAAATGTGCAAAATTGAAATATGTGAAAGTAGAGAGTGTAATAAGACTATATTTGATTTAGCTAAGAAGAATCATCCAAACACTTAGATAATAAAAGGGAGACTTTATTTGACGAAGGGAGGTTTTAATATGGAAATGTCAGTACAGGAAGGAACTTTTCATATAAATGGAGTTCAAGTGGATGGAATAAAAAAGTTAGAGTTAAAAAAATCAACAGATGATCTTAATGATGGAATATATACAAAACTTGATAATTTTAAAGCAAGTGGAATTTTTAAAGATATAAAAATTGCATTTGGAAATATTAAGAAGATATTTACTCAAATATGGGATGGTGCAAAGAAAGCATTGTTTAAAATTTATTCTAATAATAAAGAATTTAGAAAGTTAATGACAATATATAACAGAACTAAGAAAAAAAGAACTAAAAAGAAATATTACAATAAGATGATTAGATTTATAACTAAGAGCTTAAAACAATAATTTAGTATCGACTGAGTTCGATTAGCGGTCATTCTCGGTCGATATATTGATAATGATAACTGAATGATAATAGGATGATGAGTATGAAAAGAAGTGAAGCTAGTGAGCAAATAACATTAATACAATGGTGCGATATAAATAGATGTAAGTATCCAGAACTAGGTTTGATATTCCATATCCCAAACGGTGGGAAACGAAATAAACTAGAAGCTATTAAATTAAAAAAAGAAGGGGTTAAAGCAGGTGTTCCAGACTTATTTTTACCTGTAGCTAGGCGTGGATACAATGGTTTATTTATAGAATTAAAATATGGAAGCAATAAAGCGACTACTAAGCAGAAAGAATGGATTAATAACCTTAATGCTCAAGGATATAAAGCTGTAGTATGTAATGGATTTGATGAAGCTAGATTAACAATAGAAGAATATATAAGATAGGTGGAGATTTTTATGAGTAATGAAGAAATAAAACAATTAGCCAAAGAAGTAGCTAGAGAGGCTTTAAGAGAGCTTATGTTTGAAGGTAAAGATAAAGGATTTCATAACACAAGATTATTAATGAGAAATTATAATACTTTAAAAGAACATTTAAATAATAGCGATAGTGTTGAGATAAAGTTTAATTTTGTAGATGAATGTGAAGTTAAAGTAGACTATATGTGGTTAGAAAGTATAGCGAGAAGTAAAACTAGAACGGCTAAGATGATAGAGTATATAGATGCAGCGTTGATTAATTTAAAAACAAAATTTATAGAAAAAGGTGAGTTTGAGAAATATAGATCATTTGAAATGTTCTTTATAGAAGGCAAGACAAGTGAAGATATACAAGAGGAATTTAATTGTGGTAAAAATACTCCAAAGAGATGGAATGATATAGTAACAAGAGAATTATCTGTATTGCTTTGGGGGATTGATGCTTTAGGGATTTGATAGGGAAAACGTGGGGTTTAAATAGGGATTTGCAAATGTTAATATGTTAATATAGCAAATAAAGTGCTATAAAATTATGCAATGTCTATTTCTTATTCCCAACAAATTTAAAGACATTATAGGTAGGTATCCCTAACCTACCTAACATGCAATGAAAGGATTACTCAGGTTCGATTCCTGGGCATTGCTACAATGATAACTTAACGTAAAAGAGAACAGTCTATTGGGTAAAGTAGACTGAAAAAACAAAATAAAAATAATTAAAGTTTATCTATGTTTTTTCTAATTCAAAGATGTATTTTTAAAAGGACTTGAAATTTAATTTTCAGGTCCTTTTTAATGGAAGGTTTAATTATGGGTTTAAAAAAATTATGTAGCAAATGTAATAAAGTAATTGAATATGGAACGACTAGATGTAATGAATGTGAAGCTAAGCATAATGAACAAAAGAAATCTGATTATAAATATTATGACCTTAATATAAGGGGAAAGGATACTCATGACTTTTATAATAGTCCGGCTTGGAAGAAAGTAAAGAAAGCTATACGGGTTAGAGATAACGGAGGAATGTGTGTTATGTGCATGAAGGAGAATAGGATAAAGTTTGCAGATTTAGTTCACCACATTGATCCGATTAAAGATAACTATGATAAAAGGTTAAGTTATAGCAATCTTATATGCTTATGTAATAAACATCATAAGCAAGTACATGCAGTATATGATACGAATGAAGCAAATAAAAGTATTATGCAGAAGAAACTTGTAAATATGATAAAAACATCAAAAGAAGAATTTTAAAAGGGGCAGGCGGGTATTTAAAAAGTTTTTAGCTTAATAAAAATACCATTGCCCCAGTTTTCATTACAAAAAATTCCCCACGGAGATTTTTCTATAAATAATATTTAGAAATGGAGGTGATAGTATGGCAGGGCAAAGACAACCTATAGAATTGGTAATTGCAAAAGGGAGGAAACACCTTACAAAATCAGAGATTGAGCAACGTAAATCTACAGAAGTTAAAGCCCCAGCAGATAATATAAAACCCCCATCTAATCTAAATAAAGAGCAAAAAAAAGAGTTCAAAAAGATATCAAAACAGTTAATAGAATTAGAAATAATGTCTAATCTAGATTGCGATTCTTTAGGTTTTTATCTTATAGCTAAAGGCAGATTTGATAAAGTTAAAGAAGAATTAGACAAATTAGATCCTTTAATAAATAGCGATGAATACGATAAACTTTCACGTTTTGAAGAAAGGCATAGGAAGCAATGTAGAGAACATGCTATAGACTTAGGTTTAACTATATCTAGTAGATGCAAATTAGTTATACCATCTAGAAAAGAAGAAAATAAAGAAGAAACTCTAGAAGATAAATTATTTGGAGGCTTATAGTTATGAATGAAGTTCAAAAACTAGCATTAGAATTATTTTCTAGAGTTAATAATTATGCGAAAAATATAGTAAATGGTAAGATAATAGCATGTAAAAAGCATATTTGGGCAGCTAAGAGATATCTAAAAGACTTTGAAAATGAAAACTATGTTTTTGATAAAAAAGAGTTAGTTAGGTTTTATGTTTGGTCAAGACAATTTAGGCATAGAGCTGGAGTATTAAAAAATAAAATAATAGAATTAACTGATTTTCAGTTATTTATAATAGCAAATTTATTCTGCTGGAAAAGAAAAGATAATGGATACAGAAGATTTAGAAAAGCTTATATTCAACTAGCAAGAAAGAATGCAAAATCACAGTTACTTTCTTTAATAGCAAGTTACGAATGTTTTCTATCAGATGAACAAGCAGAAGTGTATCTAGCTGGATGGGATAAAGAACAATCTAGTATAGTTTATAGAGAAATAACAACTCAGCTACAGGGATGCGATAGGTTAAAAGGTAAATACAAAGATTCATACGGTAAAGTTACATCAATTAAAGATGGATCTTTTATAAAACCACTATCAAGAGAGGCTAGAAATACAGGAGATGGTACGAATCCTAGTGTTGGTATAGTTGATGAATACCACGCACATAAAACAAGTGAAATTTACGATGTCATATTATCTGGTATGGTTGCAAGACCTCAACCTTTAATGACTATCATAACTACTGCAGGATTTGATTTAAGTAGACCTTGTTTTAAAGAATATGAATATGTGACTAAGATACTTGATCCTAATATAAATATTGATAATGAGGAATATTTTGCTATAGTGTGTGAACTTGATAAAGAAGATAGCATACAAGATGAAACAGTTTGGATTAAAGCAAATCCTATAGTAGCTACATATGAAGAAGGAATTAATTATTTAAGAGGAGAGCTTAAGGCAGCACTTGATGCACCTGAAAAATTAAGGAATTTCTTAACGAAGAATATGAATAAATGGGTTGATATGAGAGACGGTGGATATATGAATATGACTAAATGGAAAGAAGCTGGAGAAGAATTCAACTTTGAAGATTTTAGAAATATGGAATGTATAGCTGGCTTAGACTTATCTGCGAAATTAGACTTAACAAGTATAGGATTTGAATTCATAAAAGATGGCAAATATTATGTTTTTAGTCATTCATTTATGCCTGAATTTACATACAAACAAAGATTAAATGAAGGAAGATTACCTTTTGATTTATGGAAAAAACAAGGGCATATTACTGTAACAGAAGGGATGGTAGTAGATTATAACTACATAAAATCATATATAAAAGAAGTGGAAAAAGAATATGGAATAATTATAACTGATATATGTTATGACCCTTGGAATGCTACTCAATTTGCTAATGATATGGATAATGAAGGGTACAATATGGTTGAGGTAAGACAAGGTATACGAAGCTTAGGAGAACCTAGCAAAGATTTTCGGGAAGAAGCCTATCAAGGAAATTTAAAACACAATAATAACCCAGTTTTGGACTGGGCTTGTTCGAACGCAATTATAAAGCAAGATGCTAATGCTAACTTTATGATTGATAAGAGCCAAAGTGGGGATAAGATAGACCCTTTAGCGGCATTAATAAATGCTCATGTTATAGCTATACAACAGAATAGAATTGATATAACTAAAATAACATCAGATTACTTAGATATGATGGGTTGGTAGAAAGGAGGCGAGATAATTGAAATTTATAGACAGGATAAAGAATCTTATGAGTCCAAAAATTTCAATTGCTTTAGATGATCCAAATATATTATCTTGGTTAGGTATAAGCGAGGATACTCCTAAAAACGTACTTTCAGAAGTAACATATTTTACATGTTTAAAAATATTAAGTGAGACACTAGGTAAATTATCAATAAAAATGTATCAAAATACAGAAAAAGGCAGAATAAAGGTTAAGACCAACAATATACAAAACATATTGAAATTAAGGCCCAACCCATATATGACAAGTAGTGTATTCTGGAATACTGTTGAACAAAATAGAAATCATTTTGGAAATGCATATGTATTATGTAGATGGATGGGCAATAATTTGCAAGACTTATGGATTATGCAAAGTGATTGCGTTGAAGTATATATAGACAATGAAGGCTATTTGGGCAAAAAGAATAAAATATGGTATGTATATAATGACCCAGATACAGGGAAACAACATGTTTTTAAGTGTGATGATGTTATGCATTTTAAAACATCTAGTACATTCGATGGGATAATAGGCAAACCTGTAAGATATATATTGAAAGATAGTATATCAGGTGGATTAAATTCTCAAAAGTTTATGAATAAGCTATATAAAGAAGGGTTAACTGCCAGGGCGGTACTTCAATATACTGGAGATTTAGATAAAGATGCAAAAAGAAGATTAATTAAAGGTCTTGAAGAGTTTTCAAGCGGAGAATCAAATGCAGGTAAAATTATACCTATTCCATTAGGAATGCAACTTCAACCTTTGGATCTTAAGCTTACTGATGCTCAATTCTTTGATTTAAAGAAATATAATGCGCTTCAAATAGCTGGAGCATTTGGTCTTAAGCCGAATCATTTAAATAACTATGAAAAAAGTAGTTATAGCAATAGTGAAGCTCAACAACTTTCTTTTTATGTAGATACACTTCAATATATATTAAAACAGTATGAAGAAGAAATAACATATAAATTATTGAGTACACAACAGATTAACCAAGGATACTTCTTGAAATTTAATGAAGCAGCTATATTAAGAGCTGATATGAAGACACAATCTGAATGCTTATCTACATATGTAAATAACGGTATATATACATCAAATGAAGCTAGAGAGATACTGGATATGCCTGCAAAAGAGGGTGGAGATAGACTTTTAGTAAATGGTAACTATATGCCAATTGATATGGCTGGAAAGCAATATATGAAAGGGGGTGAAGAAAATGCCGAAGAATAAAAAAGATAATTTAGAAAAAATATTAGAAATAAAAAATAGTACAAGTGATAGTGCAGATTTATATTTTTATGGAGATATAGTATCGAGTAGTTGGGGAGCATGGGAACAAGAGGACCAATACCCATTAGCAATACAAAATTTCTTAAAAGGTCAAGAGGGTAAGAACTTAAATATATATATTAACTCCGGTGGAGGGAGTGTATTTGCAGGTATGGCAATTTATAACATGTTAAAAAGGCATACTGGGTTTAAGACAGTTAGAGTTGATGGAGTAGCAGCGAGCATAGCAAGTATTATAGCATTAGCAGGTGATAAGATAATTATTCCAGCTAATGCTTTTTTTATGATACACAAACCGTGGGGTAGTGTTACTGGAGATGCAAATGAACTTCGAGAAAAAGCGGACTTACTAGATGCTATAGAAGAAACTGCACTTTCGATATATAAAGAAAATCTAAAAAATGAAGATGATCTAGAAGTTATAAAACAAATGGTGCAAGATGAAACTTGGTTAACAGGAGAAGAAGCTTCTAAATATTTTAATATAGAAGTTTCTGACTCTGTAGATGCAGTAGCTTGTAATGGCGATATTTTAGAAAAATATAATAAGACGCCAAGGAAAATAGGCGACGAAGAAAAAAACAGCAAAAATAATACAGAAAATCAAAAAGAATTAAAAAAACAAGAAATACTACAAAGGCTAAAAAACATTGGAGGGTAATCAATATGATAAAAAATAAAAAACTATTAAAATTAGCATCAAATAATGTGTTTATGAGCAAAGATACTAGAGAAATGAAGGCTACGATAGATGAAAATAAGCAAAAAATAAAAGATTTAGTAGCTGAAAATAAAGTAGATGAAGCTGATGCGCTTATGAATGATACTGAAAAATTACAAAAAATATATAATAAGCTAATAGCTTTAGAGGATGACGAAATAGACAATATAAATAATCAAATAAATAATGGAAAAGCTAAAAAAATAAATAAAATAGAAAATAAAGTAGTATACAATGGGGAATTATTCTGTAAAGCAATAGCTGATGCAGCACTTAGACAGAAAGGCCAAAAAGGGTTAGATTTAACTGACGAACAAAGAATGGCAATAACTGAATTCGTAGATGAAGATGGAGGATATGCAGTACCAGAGGATATTTCAGTAAAGATAAATAAGCGACTAAAAGATTATACTGATATATCAAACTTAGTAAGCTATGAAAAAGTTTATACTAGAAGTGGACAAAGAACATATGAAAAGAGACAAACTCAAACTGCATTAGGAAAACTTGGAGAATATGATGCCGCTAAACAAAGTTATGGAACAATAAGTGGAACAGATACACCTAAGTTAGAAAGAATTTCGTTTAAATTAGTTGATTTTGCAGGAATAATGACTATACCTAATGATATATTAAAATTTGGGGGACCTGACTTAGAAGGATATATAATAGATTGGTTAGTAGACAAGGTCAGAGTGACTAGAAATACACTTATATTAGAAGGGGATTCAGATGATAATATAGATGGTATATTTAGTGAAAGTTCAGGGTTTACTGTTGTAGAGTTAGCAGCTAAATCATCTATAAAGGATTTTAAAAAATTACTTAATGTAACTTTACCTAATGTATTTAAACCTACTTCGAAATGGATAGTTAATCAAGATGGATTTAACTTCTTAGATTCTTTAGAAGATGCAATGGGAAGACCGTATTTACAGCCAGATCCAAAAGAACCAACAAAATATAAATTCTTAGGAAAACAAGTTATAGAAATACCAAATGAGATATTAGTTACTAAAGAAGGGAAATCTCCAATAATAGTAGGAGATTTGAAGGAAGCATACAAAAGATTTGATGATGCTTCTTACCAACTAGCTACTACTAACATAGGTGCTGGTGCATTTGAAACTAATACAACTAAAACCAGAGTTATAATGAAGTTTGATGGTTCTATAATAGATGAAAACTCAATAGTAATAGCAAATTTAACTTTACCAACTGAAGCATAATGATAAATTTAAATGATATTAAAAATTATCTCAGACTAGATTCTGATGATAGCAGAAATATTAATACCAGCAGTGAAGATATATCTACACAATGCTGGTATTAAATCAGAAAAAGCGAAAGAAAGCGAATTATATACATTAGCAGTTCAAATGCTTGTTTGTCATTGGTATGAGAATAGAGATGCTGTAGCTGCAGGAAGCACAACGAAGAAAATTGAATTTTCGTTAGCTAGTATAATAACTCAATTAAAATATTGTTATGAAAATGAGGAATAAATATTATGGATGCTGGATCAATGAGACACAGAATAGAAATTCAAGTATATTCAGATATCGAAAATGAAGTAGGAGAAATGACTAAAGGTTGGTCTACATATAAAAAATTGTGGGCGGAAAAAAAACAACTAAGAGGATCTAATACTTTTGAAGGCAATAAAGAAGGTATTGAATATACTTATAGGTTTAAAGTTAGATATAGAGAAGATTTAGATGAGAGTATGAGAATAGTGCATAAAGGGATTATATATGATATTAAGCATATTAATCCTATCAATGAATTAAATCTTTATGAGACTCATATAGATTGTGTACATCATAAGGAAGGTGTTTATAATGAGTAGTTATGATGTACGCGGTTTAGATGAGTATACAAATAAAATGCTTACTAAACTGAGTAAGGAATATCCTGAAAAAACAAAAAAATTTTTAGAATATCAAATAGGTCAGTGTAAAGCAGAGGCTGAATATAGGACCCCAAAGGGCAAGTCTAAAGGCCGTAAGAAAGGTAAACATTTAAAAGATAACTGGAAAACTAAAATTACAGTTAAAAATGGAAAAGCTCATGCTGTTTTAAGAAATGCATCTCCTCATGCTTATTTAATTGAAAATGGACATATAACAAAGAATGGTGGATGGTGGGAAGGTAAGCATATGCTTGAGAATACTATGACCCATAGGCAACCACAGATAGATAAGGCCATTGATAAATTAATAGATGAGGTATTTGATTTTTAGGAGAAAAATTATGATAAGTCTAGTTAGTATAAAAAAGGCTATTGTAAGTAAATTAAAAAAGTTAGGTATTAATGTAATATCAAGTGATATAAGAAGTGGGTTTAAAAAGCCTGCTTTTTTTGTTCAAATAATGCCTATATCTAATGATTCTTATGATGGGTACCAAGAAAGAATTATAACTGTAAATATCCATTATTTTTCGGAGGATAAGACTGATTTAGATAATTTAAAGATGGATGATAAGCTAAATAGCTTATTTGTTACAACTTTAAAGGTTGATGATAGAGTTTTAACTTTATATGAAAAAAGGTCAGAGACTGATGATAATATTTTACAGTTTAAATTTGATTTAAGATTTACTGAATGTACTCCTATTCCTATTGATGAGGAAGTTGAAGAGTATGAAAATATGGAAGAATTATATATGACTTTATAAGCGAGGTGGAGATATGGGTTTACCACAAATTAATATAATATTTGAAGGTTTAGCAAATACTATAAAATTTAGAAGTGAAAGAGGTATTGTAGCTATCGTTATAAATGATGATGTTGCTAAAAATAACTCTTATGCATTTAAAAGGTTTGAAGATATAAAAGAAGGTACATTTTCTGAAAAGAATTTAGATTACCTGAGATTAGTATTTTTAGGTAATCCAAATAAAGTTTTAGTTGAAGTTATAAACTCTGAAAACTCTAGAACTTTAGATACAGTTTTAAAAGACTTAGAACTTAAAAAATTTAATTGGTTTACTATGCCTGGAATACAAACTGGTGAAGTGAGTAAGGTTACAACTTGGATAAAAGCTAAGAGAAAATTAGGTAAAACATATAAAGCAATATTTGCAAATACTGAAGCCAATGACGAAGGTATAGTTAATTTTACAACTACTGGTATTAAAGTAGGAGAAAAGTCTTATACAACTACTGAGTATTGTGCAAGGTTAGCAGGTGTATTTGCTGGACTTTCTTTAACTAGAAGTGCAACTTATTTTGTTTTAGAAGATGTTACGGAAATAACTCAACATGATGATCCTGATACAGACATAGATGCAGGTAAGTTAATATTAATAAATGATGGATCTAAAATAAAGATAGGTCGAGGTGTAAATTCATTAACTACTGTATCTAAGCCTAAGACAGAAGATATGAAGAAAATAAAAATTATAGAGGCTATGGATATGGTTAGGGATGATATACATACAACTTTTGAAGATAACTATGTTGGTCAAGTTCCTAATACTTATGATAATAAGATAATATTCTTATCATCTGTTAACCTTTATTTTTCTAGACTTCAAAAAGAGGAAATAATGGATAGAAGTTATGATTGTTATGTTGAAATAGATGTTAATAAGCATATGGAGATATTATCTGATAGAGGTATTGATATAGATACACTTTCAGAGCAGCAAATAAAGGAAACTAATACAGGTTCAAATGTATATGCAACTGGTAAAGTTCAATTTGTCGATGCAATGGAAGATTTAGATTTAAAATTATTTATGTAGGAGGTGTTGTATATGTCATTAAGAGGTAATGAGCAAGTATCAGGTACTTTTGGAAAGTTTTATTGGAATGGATTATTAATAGCAGAAGTTGAAGCTTTTGAAGCTAAAGTAGTTGCTAAAAGAGAAGAAGTTCAAATAGATATGGATGTAGATTCTAAGATAAGTGGTTTTTCAGGAGAAGGTACATTTACTTTAAAAAAGTTTTTTACTAGGGGTAAAGATGAGATGCTTGAGGCTTGGAAAAAAGGAGAAGATCCAAGGGCTAAGTTTGTAAGTAAAGTCAAAGACCCTAATACTAAAGGGAAACAAGCAGAAACTGTTACTATAGATAATGTTTGGTTTAACGAGTTAGTATTGATGCAATTTGAAAAAGGAACTCCATCTAAAGAAGAGTTCTCATTTGGATTTACTCCAAGTGATGCATCATTCGTTGATACTATAGCAGCTTAATTTAATTTAGGTAGCCATTTTTGGCTACCTTTTATATTTAAATAAATTTTAGGAGGTAGTCAAAATGGCTAATAAAAATGTTTTAACACTTAAAGATATATTAAACAGAAAAGAGTATTTTAAAGGTAAAAATAAGGAAACTAGAGAGTTATATATAAAAAGATTAGATGCAAATATAGTTATATCTAAACCAGATGTAGAATTATGCTCAGATATAGCTGATATGGACAATAATCATGATACGAATAAATACTTCATGTATGAAATAGTTGTAGAGCCGAATCTTAAAGATAGTAAGTTACATGAAGAATTTGGAGTTGCGGATCCAGTAGATATAATAGATGAAATATTCGATCCAGGCGAAGTCAATAGAATCTGTACTGAAGGAATGAAATTTGCAGGATTTTATGATGGAGTAGAGGTTGTTGAAGATTTAAAAAACTAATTAAAAGCGATATGGAGTTGTATATGTATAGCTATTACCTTAATAAAGGAATAGACTTAGATAAACTTATTAATTTAAGTTTTATTGAAAAACAATTCTATATCGCTAGTATTTGTGTAAATAAAGAGGAAGAAGTTAATAAATTTAGCCTCTAAAGGAGGTGGATTATGGCTAAGAAAAAGCATATTAGTGCTGTAATATCTCTTAAAGATAACTTTAGTGCAGGTCTTAGAGGCGTTAGAAGAGAGCAAAATTCTTTTAGAAAAGAAGTAGCTCAAACTCGTAAGGCTATGGATGCTTTAAATAAAAAGAAGATGAATGTAAGACTTAATGCTACTCAAGCAAATAAAGCATTTAATGCACTTAAGAAAAATACTAAGTATATTGAAGCTAAGAAAAAATTAGTACAAGTTGTAGTTGCTAAAGATATGGCTATGGCTAAACTAAAGAAAATTCAATCAACTATGAAATCTTTAGGTAACGCAGTTGCTAAACCTATTGTTATGGCAAAAGATAAGGCTACATCAATGATAAAAGGGATTAGTAGTAAACTAGGAGCATTGGCAAAAGGAATAGCAATTCCACTTACTATAGCTACAGCTGGTGCGGGTGCGGCTATTAAAGGTGGTATGGAACTAGAACAACAGCAAATAAGTATGAGACACTTTATGGGAGTCGGAAATGCAGGAAAATCAGATAAAGAACTTGATGCTATGAGTGCACAATATTTAAAAGATTTAAGAGAAAATGCTAATGTGACACCGTTTGAGACAGGAGAAGTAATAAGTGCTGGAACCAGAGCATTACAAATAGCTGGTGGTAATACAAAGGAAGCTATGAATATGGTTAAACTTGCCGAGGATATGGCTGCACTTAATCCAGGTAAAACAGTTGGAGATGCTATGGAAGCCATAGCTGATATGAACATTGGTGAAATGGCGAGATTGACTGAATTCGGTGTAAAAGCTAGTAGTAAAGATGATCCTAAGGAAGTACAAAAGCAATTAGAGACTATGTATGCTGGTGGAGCAGGTAAACTTGCGGATAGTGGGTCAGGTCTATTATCAACTATAACTGGTAAGTTAAAGTCTAATATGGCTGACATTGGACAAAGTATGTTAGAACCTTTAAAGCCTGTTATGAGTAATGTTATAGAATTTATCAATCAAGTTACTCCAAAAATGCTTGAATTTGGAACTAAGATAGGCGAAGGTTTGGGGCAAGGTATAACTTGGATTACTGAAAATATGCCAACCATACAACCTATATTTTCTAATATATTTGGAGCTATTCAAACTGTTGTTACTACAGTAACGCCTATAATAGGTCAAGCATTAGTTGCCTTAGGTCCTGTATTTACAGGGTTATTATCTGTAGCTGGTGTTGCTATGAAAGGTATAAGTGGAGTTGTTCAAGCTGTAGCGCCTATTGTTAGTAGCCTTATTAATGCTTTGAAACCTGTATTTAAAAATGTTGGAAGTTCTTTAGAAAGTATGGGTAAAATATTTAAAAGCGTATTTGATGGTATAAAAAATGTTGTTGAAAAGGCTTATAACTTTGTAAAACCTTTAATTGATGGTATAGGTAATGCAGTTAGTGGTATTAGTGGAGCTGTTAGTTCAGGTCTTGGATGGATTGCTAATAAAATAGGTAAAAATGCAACTGGTACTAAATATTGGCGCGGTGGTTTATCTGTTGTAGGTGAGCATGGTCCTGAATTAGTTCAAATGCCAAGTGGTAGTAAGGTTTATACCAATACTGAAACTAATTCTATACTTAATTCATATAAACAAGGAAGACAAAGTACTAATACAGGTACTACAGTTGATAGTTCTATTACTATAGCTAAGATTGCAGATACAATAGTAGTTAGAGAAGAATCTGATATAGATAAAATAGCTAATGCTATAGTATCAAAATTACAACAAAGAAGAGTTGCATTTGGAGGGTAATATATGGAGATATGGCTAAAATTGGATGATAAAAATGTTAAAGATTTTAGATTTGTTTGCAGGGGCTGGAGGATTAAGTCTTGGAT